CTTCTAGATCTGATCGCTCTGCGGTTGAGATGCGGGAGTTTAAGAATTTCCTCTCTAGATTAAATTTTTAACAGGAGATGAATATGTCCGAACAAGAAATGTATGAAGACATTGAATCTGTTGAAGAAATGGTCGTGGATCCTGATCCTGAAGAGGAAGAAGAAGCTCACGACGAATCTGAAGCAGAAGCAGATGATGAAGTATCTGAAGCAATGGCACCTGCAACTAAAGGTAAAGCTGTTGCACCTGAAGTAGATGGTGCAAAGGCTGCTGCTTACGATGCTGCTAAAATTAAAGCATCTGCACCAGCGAAAGCTAAGGTACCTGGCGGCGAGGCACAAAAAGGTGACCAAGTTGCTGATAAGATCCCTGGCACTAAAGCTGGTATGATTAATGCAATGTATCAAGAAATGAACAAGATGAAGAAGTCTAATCTTTCTGCTTCTTACGGAAAAATCATGTCTGCTATGAAGGCAGAAGGTTTTGAAGTAGAAGAGGAAGAAGCTGCTCCAGCTCTCCATGAGAAAGCTGATGCAGTACAAGTCGACTTTACTGCAGACATGGACGCTTTGGTTGAATCCGAAGCTACTCTGTCTGAAACGTTCAAGGACAAAGCAGCTGTTATCTTTGAAGCAGCTATCAAGTCTAAAGTTTCTGATGAAGTTGCACGTATTGAATCCGAACTTCAAGAAGAATTTGCTGAAGAAGTACAAACTGCACGTGAAGAAATGATCGAGCAGGTTGACGGATACATGAACTACGTTGTAGAAAAGTTCATGGAAGAGAACAAGCTGGCAATCGAAAACGGCATTCGTGCCGAGATCGCTGAAGACTTTATGGACAAGCTGAAGGACCTCTTTACTGAGTCCTACATCGATGTTCCCGAGTCCAAAGTTGATCTGGTTGACGAGCTCTCTGAGCAAGTTACTGATCTTGAAGCAAGACTCAATGAAGCCACTGAAACTGCTATTGAGCAAACTCAGTTCATGGAAGAACTCATGCGTGATGCTATCATCCGTGAGCACTCTCGCGATCTGGCTGAAACTCAGGTAGAAAAGTTGAAGTCCCTGGCTGAAGATTTAGATTTTGAAGATCCAAAAACTTTCGCATCGAAGGTTATTACCATCAAAGAATCTTACTTCACCAAGAAAAAAGTAACTGTCGCAGAAGAAGTCGTAGGTGACGAAGCTGAAGAAACTGAAGTTTCTGATGTGATGGCTCGCTACGTATCTGCGATTAAAAGAACCGTAAAATAATTAAGAAAGAAGGTGTATAAGAAATGACTCCTACAATCTCTTACGATAAACTCGTACAGAAGTGGGCTCCAGTACTCAACGAGGAAACTGCTGGTGCTATTTCTGATTCTTACCGCAGACAGGTAACTGCTGCTATCCTGGAAAACCAAGAAAAAGCTATGCGCGAAGAAGCCGCTCAGGGATCCTTCGGCATGGTAAACGAAGCTGGTACCGTAGCTGGTAATGTTCAGAACTTCGATCCTGTACTGATCTCGCTGGTACGTCGTGCTATGCCTAACCTGATGGCTTATGACGTATGTGGCGTACAGCCAATGACTGGTCCTACCGGCCTGATCTTCGCTATGCGTTCTAAGTACAAGACTGCTGGTTCTAAAGCTGGTCAGACAAGCGGCACAGAAGCTCTGTTTGACGAAGCTGCTACCGGTTTCTCTGGTGACTCTGCAACTCAGACCACTGATCCAATGGGTCCATGGGCTGACTCCACATTCTCCGGTGACTCCACTGTAGACGATGCTGACCGCGGTACTCATGCCATTGGTCGGGGCGTATCGACAGCAGACGGTGAAAACTTCGGCAACTCCGATGCTAACCAGCGTTTCGGTGAGATGGGCTTCACAATCGATAAGCAGACTGTTACTGCTAAAACTCGTGCGCTGAAGGCTGAGTACACCATGGAACTTGCTCAGGATCTGAAGGCAATCCATGGTCTGGAAGCTGAAACTGAGCTGGCTAACATTCTCTCGGCTGAAATCCTGGCGGAAATCAACCGTGAAGTTATCCGTACCATCAACTCCCAAGCTAAGACTGGTTCGCAGGACGTAACTGGTGCTACTTCCACTAAGGGTATCTTTGACCTGGATGTAGATGCTGACGGCCGTTGGTCGGTTGAGAAGTTCAAGGGTCTGGTATTCCAGCTTGACCGTGAAGCTAACGCAATCGCTAAAGATACTCGTCGCGGTCGTGGTAACTTCCTGATCTGTTCGTCTGACGTAGCTTCCGCTCTGGCAGCTGCTGGTATGCTCGACTACGCTCCTGCTATGTCGACCAACCTGAACGTTGATGACACTGGTAACACTTTTGCTGGTGTACTGAACGGTAAGATGCGTGTATACATTGACCCATATGCAGTTGCTGACTACGCTACTGTTGGTTACAAGGGTACCAATGCATACGATGCTGGTGTATTCTACTGCCCATACGTACCACTTACCATGGTTCGTGCGGTTGGTGAGAACGACTTCCAGCCAAAGATTGCCTTCAAGACTCGTTACGGTCTCGCTGCAAACCCATTCGTTGAAAACAGCAGCGGCGTTGGTCAGCAGTCTGACCTTGCTCAAACTGTTAAGCGTAACCAGTACTACAGAATCTTCCGCGTGGACAACATTCTGTAAGCATACAATAACAATAATAAGTGTTATAAATACTGGGTGGATCGAAAGGTCCACCCTTTCTTTTTTTGTGAGGTATGAATGGCAACCTTAACGACGAATAAAAACTACTTACAGCCTACTGGCTTTAAAGTAGTAATTAATAGGACGAACTATCCTAACCTGACATTTTTTGCTCAGTCTGTTAGCCATCCTGACGTATCACTAACTAGTCCAAACGTTCCTTATTCTAGAATCGGTAATGTATCCATTCCCGGTGATGCCTTAGATTACTCGCAGTTAAATATTAATTTTATTTTAGATGAGAATATGGAAGCATATACTGAACTGTATAATTGGATGGAAAGTTTGGTTAATATTAATTTTAAAAATACAGACAATGCTGATCCATCTCAAGCTGATATTTCAATTTCAATCTTAACTAGCCATAATAATCAGAACAAGGTTATCACCTATAAAGGATGCAATCCAGTATCTGTTAGTGGCTTAGAGTTAACTGCCATCGCTTCAACCGTTGAGTATCTGACTTTCAATGGAGTCTTTACTTTTACAGGCTTTGAAATTAAGAGTTAACTTTCCCTTAAAAACGTGATATAATAGACCAGTCTAACAAAACTGGAATTTGATATGAAACTAGACTTAGAACACATTCTAGAGATGTGGCGTGAAGATACTGTCATCAATGAAATGAATCTGGATGAGGAATCTCGCAAGACTCCGTCTCTCCATGCAAAGTATCTTGAGATCCATGCTCTCACCAAACTCAGATTAAAAAGAGCTGAGTTAGATCAGAAAACTCTACTCAAGGATAAATGGCTGTATTATAACGGTAAGATGGATGCCGAGACCATTCAGGAAAAAGGATGGGACTTCGATCCTTTTAATGGACTAAAAGTATTGAAAGGTGATATGGATCACTATTACGATGCTGATACAGATATTCAGCAGTCAGAGGAAAAGATCACATACTATAAGACTATTATAAGTACCTTAGACGAAATCATTAACAATATACGATGGCGACATTCAACTATTAAGAATATGATTGATTGGCGGAGGTTTGAATCTGGAGGATGAGTTACGTGGCTTTATTTGATGACGAAGAATTTATTTCCCATGCAGGACATAAGCTTGGATGGAAAATCGAGATGGATGCCCTTTATACTGATGATTGGCGCTGTCTTGCTAAAATGATTATGGAATATGAAGATAGACCATTCCGAGAAGCAGTAGGTATTCCACGTGGCGGTGTACGTTTAGGACAAATGCTTAACGAATATGCAACTGGCAATCCAGATGATCCTGTCCTGATTGTTGATGATGTATATACAACTGGAACAAGCTTCAAAGAATTTATTGCCGAAAATTATTTGGTCACTCCAGTAATTTGTTGGGTTGTTTTTGCCCGAAATCCTATTAAGGGCAATATTAATGCCTTGTTCCAAATGCCTTCTAAGATTCGTAAAAAACTTAAGTAATGGAACTTAAATCCAATACCTTACACGTACGTAAGAAGAACCACTCACAACTTCTCGTAGTATCTGAACCACAAATCGCAAATGAACTGAATGATTTCTTTTCCTTTGAGGTTCCTGGTCACAAGTACATGCCTGCGTTTAAGCAACGTAGATGGGACGGTAAGGTACGGTTATATGATATTAATAAACAAGAGCTTCCATGTGGTTTGTATGAGTACCTAGACGAGTTTGTTCGTCCACGTAATTATACGATTGAACTTGATCATGATACCACATACGGCCGACCAGACAGTAGCGTATCGGTTGATCCTAAAGAACTAGCTAAGTTCATCAAATCTCTAAACCTTCCCTTTGAACCACGAGACTATCAGTTTGATGCCATAGCTCAGGCTATTCAGTCTAAAAGACTTATTTTGTTGTCTCCTACGGGTTCAGGTAAGTCTTTGATCATCTATATTCTGATGAGATGGTTTTTGGAGAATGATAATAAGCGTGCGATCATCGTAGTACCCACAACATCACTTGTACAACAGATGTACTCTGATTTTGAAGAGTATGCACAGAACGACGATTTTGATATATCGCAGATGTGTCATCGTATTTACTCTGGCATGCCTAAGCATAACGTACCTGAGCGAGTCTTTATCTCCACATGGCAATCGATCTATAAACTTCCTGGCACGTGGTTTGAACAGTTCGGAGCTGTGTTCGGTGATGAGGTGCATAACTTCAAGGCGAGATCTCTCACTGGTATTATGAACAAATCCAGGGAAGCTGAGTTTCGTTTCGGTACCACAGGTACACTGGATGGAACGCAGACTCATAAGCTTGTGCTGGAAGGATTATTTGGACGTGTTTATAATGTAACCACTACTAAAAAGCTAATGGATGCCGATACTTTAGCACAACTGAAGATTAATGTTCTTTTGTTAAAGTATCCTCCTGAGGTATGTAAGGACATTATAAATAGTAAGGATTACCACTATGAGATTGACTACCTTGTTGGTAATGTTAAGCGTAATAGATTAATCCAAAACTTAGCGCTTGATCAAGAAGGTAATACGCTTGTATTGTTTCAGTTTGTTGAAAAACACGGCAAGATTCTTTATGATATGATTAAGGATAAAGCACATGAACGGCGTAAAGTTTTCTTTGTATCAGGTGAAGTCGATGCTGAAGTCAGAGAAGAAATACGGGGCATTGTTGAACGACAGAAAAATGCTATCATTGTGGCTAGCTTGGGCACGTTCTCCACAGGGGTAAATATTAAAAATTTGCATAACATTATTTTTGCGTCACCTTCGAAGTCTCAGGTCAAGGTACTACAATCTATTGGTAGAGGCTTGAGAAAATCAGAAGACGGTAGGTCTACGACTCTATATGATATCGCTGATGATATGCATATGAAACAAAAAAAGAACTACACTCTCCTACATGCCATTGAACGCATGAAGATCTACAAGAGAGAAAAGTTCGACTATGACGTATTCGAGGTATCATTGTGACAGAAGATTCATTACATAACAATCCAAAAGTTTTTAAGTTAATTACTGGTGAAGAGATTATCACTACGGTAGTCGACACTAAAGATAACTTTTTTATGATTGAAGTACCATTAGAGATTCGTTTTAATAGTATTAAACAATCTCTTTTTTTAACTAGATGGAAGTTTGGTGCAAATTATACAAAAGTCATGACTCTATCTGGTGGTTCTGTGGTTTCAGTTAGTGAGCCAGAGGATTTAGTATTAGAAAATTATTATGCTTATAGAGAGCAACTAACTAGTGAGTACTTCAATAAAGATCCTGAAGACGAAGAGATGGAAAGCTTTGATAGTATTGATGATCTGTTTGAAGAGTTGACCGGTGAAGATACTATTCATTAAAAATAGGTATACTCCTCTCCCCCACAAACAGTAAACTTATTATATACTAATTTGGACAAATTGTACATAAAAAAATTATGTGTACATTTAAGTTTTTATGTTGTATAATACATAAATTAATTAACCTTTAAGGTCATTTTCATGAAACGTAAAAAGCAAAACTATATTAACAATAAAGACTTTTCTACAGCCGTATGTGAATATGTCGAAAAATATAACGCTAGTGAAAATGAAAAACCTATTGTCCCTAACTATGTCGCTCTTGGTTTTCAACAGATTGCAGAGGGGCTTTCACGTAAACCAAATTTTATCGGATATTCATACAGAGATGAAATGGTCATGGATGCCATTGAAAACTGTTTAAAAGCTATTCGCAACTATAATATCGAAGCAGCAACTAGATCAGGTAAACCAAATGCTTTTGCTTATTTCACTCAAATCTGTTATTATGCCTTTCTTCGGAGAATCGCCAAGGAAAAGAAACAGAAAGAAATCAAAGATGAATTGATTGATAACGGTTACGGTGCCGATTTATTTCAGTTAAATAATAACCAGGACGACTATTCTAAACAGATTACTATGGCTTATATTGAAGAAGTTAAGAATAAACTACGTGAGAATCAAGAAACGACAAATGAAGAATACGTGAAGCCAAAGCAGGAATTACCCAAAAGAAGGATTCGAAAAACTAATGATTCGGATTTAACGGAGTTTTTATGAAGAACTATAAACTAAAAGAATTTATTAAGGTGGTTGAAAGCGCAGACATTATTTACGGTGAAGTTTCGCTTAACGCAGCAACTAAGATTCCTGCACGTGTTAAGAAGAAGTCCGTACTTGAACAGCTTAAATCAATCAAGAAAGAAACACTCTACATGACTTCTATTGGTTACTACGGTGACCTAAAAGAAGACAAAAAAGGAAGAAAGATTTTAAAGGTGCTATAATGACAGACGACATCTTTGACTTTGGATTTACTATCGTCGATGAACAGGAACTGGAGGTTGTACAGAAAACCGCCGAGAGCGCAGCAACAGCTGAAGCCACTGCATCATCGTACGAAGATAAAGTAAACAAGCTCTACAATGCCATACTACCTCTCCTATCTAACCTTAAGAAAAACCCTGAAAAGGATTATATCTATTGGCCT